CCTGCCGTTACGCATGATGATCCAATTGGAATCCTGGTACAGGGTTACGGAATCCCACAAAGCCCCCCTCGGCGTGAACAGGCGTACCGGCGTACCGACCGTGATGCCATTCAATGGAATACGCCACAACGGCATGTACGCGTCAACCGCGCCGGACAGTATCTTCCCTGCCGGAATGGTCGGGTCAGCGGCGGCAGTCGCATTCGGCGAACCCTTCAACACGGTCAATGACACATTCTCATTACCGGTCTTGGAATCTCGATGGTAGTGTGCGCAGATGATGTCATTGCGTTTCATGCCCTGCGATCCGTTGGAGATCGTCACCGATTCCGCCGACGTGATGTGCCAGTCCAAGCCTTGTATCGACGCGCAGCCGGTGCCGATCGTCGCCTTGTTGGACGAACTCATAGAGCATTTGAACGCGTCGCCCCAGTCGTACACCACGTCGGACTTCGAGAACTTGGCCTGATGGATGATCGCCTTGTCCTCGCTTGAGATGTGTGCAACTCCGGCTTTGCCGTCAACCAGTTCGATGGTCATTGTTCAACCTCCTTCAACCATGCTTCAAACGAAGCGTCATCCTGCTGCATGAACGTCATGAAAGACGTATTGCATTTGGAGCATAATTCGTAGATGTCGGGCTTCACATCATCCGCGATGCGGGTCGCCTTGCCAGCCGAATAGCGGCGCACGGTGTACCATTCGCGCGCCTCCGTATCACCAGCTGCGACATAGGCGGTCTTGCCGCACTTGTCGCACACGTACTTCACGTAACCGTCAGACTTCACTATCCAATCCTTTCAAACATGGAACAACCAAGCGAAGGCAACTGCCTCCACGTGCCGCCGAAATCAACGGAAGGGTCAACACCAGTCGTGTTCATCACCACATAGCCGATCGGAAACACGACCCTCCCGGAAGCGCCGTCGCCGACATGCGCGCTGATGACACCATCCACGCTCACGATCGAGGAACCATCCACTCTCACGCCACCCAACACGTCCGTGGACGCCTTCGGCAGAGTGTAGGCGTTCGCGCCCCGTTCGACCGAAGCGAGCTTCGACCGCTCGTCATCGGTCATCATGCCCGACTTCGCACTGTCGGCAACACTCTTCGCATCAGCCGCAATCGACTTCGCATTCTCGGCGGTCTTGTTCGCCGCGCCAATCTGCGCCGCAAAATCGGAAGCGGTCTTGTTCGCCGCCTCCGCAACCTGCTTCACGGCATTCAAATCATCCGAATCCACTTCCGCATTGATCGTGCTGCCGGAAATCGACAAGCCACGTCCAGCGGTAAGGCTCACACCACTAGTCGAACCCGAAGAGGAAGACGAACTCGTGTAATTCGAGTATTCCGTCTTCGACGAAGCCGCGTCACCGACCTCATACGACACGCTCAACATGCCGCCAGACAGTTTCACTATCTTCTTCAACACGGTCGCGGTCACGGTCAGACCGGTCACATGGTCGCAACCGGCCACCCTATCGCCAACATCCAAAGACAAGCCGTCATGCACGGTAACATCGATAACGCCAGCACCCTGCAAATCCTGCAACTGCTTCTTCGTCTGCTTGTCCAACTCGTTCTTCTCGGCGGACGAATAATCATAGACCGCGGCGATTTCGTCACGACCACCGAACGTGCGCGTATTGGACACCTTGCCGGAAGCATCCGCATAATAGTGGACGACCAGACGATTCCTTAAATCACCCTTGCCCAAGCCGATCATATGGTTGGTGCGACGGTAATCCTTCGTGATGGAAAAATCAATCAGGTCGGAATCGACCGTATCATTATGGTCAACAATCGGCTGGGCATACATCCATATCGTACCGTCAACCTCCTGAAACATGAGTTTCAGATCATTCGCTGCCAGCATCCTGCGGATGCCATCATACGCGGTGCAATACCGGTCGAACTGGAACGTTGGAATGGTTTTCGTGGAATCCGCGCGAACCTTGAACACGTCAGACAAGCCAATACGGGCCAACAGGTTCGACAACACCTGATTCACGGGGCCGGACACCTTCAGATAATCCTGCCCCGAATCAGGCTGCAACACCTTACCGGCCAACATGCCATGCCAACTACGACCGGAATACGTGACCACACTCACGCCATCCGACAGTTCGTCCTTCATATGATCGACGATGCCGCCAACCTCGGTCCCATCCACATAGACAAGACCACGGTCGGGCAACACGGTACCGTCATACAACGTCAGTTCGAAATCATTCTCACCCGACCCCCACGCGCAGTCAAACAAGCAATCCGAAACCGCATGGAACGGCACGCCATTCTCGTCGGCGCAAATCAAATCAACCAAGTCGGGTCCCCATTCTCCTCGACGACCGTAAGATCAAAACCGAAACCGGAACCCAACTCGACCACGCTCGAACCAGCCGGAATAGGTTGGAAAACATACTGTCCACGATTCAAACCGGAACCGCGCACACCCCACGAAAACACGTTCCGCAGAGAACCATCCGCACCATGCAGCATGATCGACTTCTTCAACGAGTCAACCCTCACGTAAGCGCCAGCGGGAACATCACCATTCAACCGGTACACGTTCCCGCCAATCGTCAACGACGGATTCGAAACAGCCCCATATATGACCAGACGAAACGGCATCGGAACACGCATACGATTAGACACCATGCATGAAGGACGCGAAACAGCCAGATCATAGCCCATGTCTGTCGGCAAATCCAAGCCAGACGCGGCAGACCCGGACACAGGCTGATACGACACGGTAGCGGCATCATGCCGCCATACGCCATCCAACAAGACGAACGAAAGCGCGCACACCGGGTCGGAAGAACCAGGATGCGAGGAAGCCTCGGACTTCACCGCATAACACGATTGAGTCCAAACCTCCCCCGCACCATTCACCGCCTCCAACCGTCCCGGCTTGCCTACGGCCAGATCAGCGTCAACAGCCCGCATGAACGAGTCGAACGCAGCCGCATCGCCATAATGCACGTCAACGGAAACCTCCCGACGTTTCCTCGAAACGCCAGTCAACCCGCCGTTACGCACCGTGTAATCCCATTCACGGCCACGCAACTCCAACGCGCCCTCGAAATCAACGGTCTCATAATCCGATACGTCGAACCGTTTACCGGTCAGACCACTCACATACGCAAGCTCACCTGCCACGGTTAGCCTCCTGTACAGCACGGACGAAATCACGCTTGCTCGGCCAAGGACTGCTGTTACGACTGATCTCACCGCCGATACCATCACGGAAGCCCGCAACCTCACGACGCAGATCATTCACGGCGGACACCAGTTCACGACTCGAATCAGGAACCTGAACATTCACCTCATACAAGCCGGACATCATCTTCTCCACACGCCCACCAGCCGCATACGCGCTACGACTCATATCAACCGCACTACGCGCATACGACGTGCGAGCCTGCGACACCGCCCTATCCAGATCACCGGTCGCGTTCAACACGTTCAGGAAATTCGGGCCGACAGTACGATCAAGCTTGCTTACCGCAGCGGCACGAATAACATGCTCGCCATTCGACAGCCACATAGGAATCGAATCAGACGTGCCAGTACCCGGCCCGCTGATACGACCACCAGTAGCCTTGCCAGCCTTGGAGCCCTCGAAGATGCCCTTGATATGGACAGTGACCCAATTCGACACGCCGCTAATCCATTTATTGGCCGACGCCACGGCAGAGGAAAGCGAACCATCGACATGGCCCTTAAATCCGGTGTTATGACTATTCGGTACGGAACGGATGTTGCCTTTGGCGGAACCGGTCGCACCAGCAGTATTGTCCGTCGCATTCACGTTCGTACCATGACTATTCGGTACGGAGCTGATGTTGCCTTTGGCCGTACTGGTTGGGCCACCAGTGTTGTCCGTGGCTGTCAGCTTGGAATCGACATGCCCATACTGCTCTTCATAGGCACCCATCGTCAGTTTCGCAGAACCAGCACCATTCGCGGTATCGTCCGTTGCGGTGATGTCAGTGTTCTTCACATCTGGAATCAAACTCAACGCGATTCGCAAGGCATCAACCTCGCTCTTACCAGAGGAAGTCGCCTTCAAGTAGGCTTCTTTAATCTCAGGAACCTGCCAGATGGCATCCCTTAACGCATCCAAATCAGACTTGCCTTCGGTCTTCGCCTTGACAAAAGCATCCTTCATCGCCGGAATCGAAGAAATACTCTCTTCCAACGCCTCGGTATCACTCTTGCCTTCGGTGATGGCCTTGAGGTAAACCTTCTTCAACGCGGGCACCTTCATGACGGCATTGGTCACATCATTGGCCGCGACAATCGCCAGCTTGTTATCGCCGGTAATCACGACCGTATGCTTGCCATCGGAAAGCCTCTGCACCATGTCGGACAACTGGTTGGCATCGGTCTTACCCTGCCAAATGGAGTTCAACAGAATATCCTTGACCTGCTTACGTGTCCCATCGGGGAACAGGTAGCTCATACTGTCAACGACATTCGCCAGGTTCTCCTTCGCTTCCAACGATTGAACGTTGATCTGTGTGGTGACTTCCTTCGGAGTCATCAACAGACTTGAGTTCAATCCGTCAACAGCAGCGGCGTCCAAACCAGCGGCAGATGCCTGAGCGTTGAAGTTGCTGGATAATTCCTTCTGCTTGGCGAGCACATCCTTCTGCGACTTACCTTGCTTAATCATCGCATTCAGGTAATCGTTCGAACTGGAAGCCAAAGCGGTCAACGAGTCGGCGGCGGTACGGCCAGCCTCAGTCGTATAGTCGAAATCCTTCTTCTGGGCATCCCAAACCTGTTGGCCTTTGGAATGAAGATCATTTACGGTCTTCATCGCCTCGCCAACCTGCTGCAACGTCTTCGCATAACTGCTGGACGCGGCAGCGGCCTGAATGTTTGCGTTGCGCTGGGATTCAACCTGCGAAGCCAGAGAGCTTGTCACGGTAGCCAACCGCTCTTTTTTCTCGGTGGCGTTCAATAGCCCATCCGCGATGGACTGCCAATCCTGACCCTCATCACGAAGACGATCGACCCAACCAGCGCTCTTGCCAGCGGCAGCGGCCTGCGTCTTGATGGACTTCTCGATCTCATCGTTGTAGTTCTGGGCGTCAGCCAAAGCGGTCTTCGCGGCCTCGTGCATGTTGGTGGACTTCTGAAGCCTGTTCATACTGCTCATATCGAACACGGTCGCGGAGTTCTTGTCAGCCGAAGCCTGCTTGTTTGTCTGGGTCGTCATCCGCTGCAACGTCTTGATGTAGCTGTTGTAGTCACTCTTGCTGCCGGACAGTTTGCGTGCGACCGAATCCTCGTTCTGACCGAGCATCTGCAATGCCGAAGACATGCTATCCACATTCGACGTTCCACGCCAGAACTTGTCCCAAGAGGAATCCGAAGTGGAGAAGTTGGATTTCAGTGTGGAGCCGAAGTTATCCAGCCGGTTCTTCAACCCCTCAAGCGAGGAAACCTGAGTTGACAAAGCGTCAGGCGTTGCCTTAGCCGCCTCGTTGAACGATTCGATGTTGGCTTTGACCTGTTCGACATGCTGGGAATACGCGCTGAACGCCGTGCCAGCGGCAGCGAGACCAGCCGTCAATGCGATGCCGGTAGGACCGCCAAGCATATCCAATAGGACGGTGCCGGTATCCTTGGCGACGCTCTTCAAGCTGGAAAGCTTGCCCTTGATGGGTTCGGCGTTGTCGTCCAGGCTTCGCAGACCCTTGCCAGCACTACTGGCGTTATTGCCCAACAGGACAGCTCCCTCGGCTGCAAGACGGGCCTCCTGGCCAGTCTTTGCCACCTTGGAAGCGGTTTTCTCAGCCTGCTCCCCCATCTGCTCCATACCCTTGACGGAGCCGGTGAACAAGCCCGCCACATTGCCATACGCCATCGCGCCGCCTGTGACCTCAGCCGTCGTCTCGTTACGGGAAAGACGAGCCATCGCGGAAATCAACTGGGAAGCCTTGACCTTCGTGCCATCCATCGTCACACCCAACTGGCGCAACGTGTTCTGATACTGCATCGTGCTCTGGATGTTCTCCAAAGCGCCGCTCTTCAACGCCGTCCAAGCTGACTTGACAGCACGACCGAACGTCATCCACAAGCCCAACATGCCCTGAATTGGGGCTGGCAGCTTCGAGAAGGCGTAACTCAACGCGCTTGTCGCATTGGCGATGGCCTCAATCGTGGGAGCGGCAGACTTCAACGAGTTGGCAAGCGTGCCGCCGAACGTCTTCGACAACTGGCCCGCCATGCGGACAAGACTCGAAAACATCGGAGACGTGGACGCGAGACTGGAAGTCACCATGCTCAGACCATCACGCACATCACCGGAGAACGTGCGGATGCTACCCGAAGTGCCGGAAGCCAGCTTCGAGGTGTCGGCCACGAAATTACCGGTCAACTGACCAAGATTCGTCATCGTACCGGCAAGATCGTTCCGCGACTCGTTCGCAGCATGTCCGATATCGGCGAAAGCGTCACGCACGCCCTTCTGGGCGTCCCTAGCGCCAGTCACCCAAGCACGTAACGTATCCTGGGCGCTCATGGAGTTAATCGCACGGTCTGCACGCTGCAACACGCTGCTGAACTGCTCGATGCCATTCTGGTATTGGGCAATCGGAGTGAACGCACCTTGCGCGATACCCTTCAACGAGCGAAGGGACGAGCCAAGATAACCAGCCTGCTCCTTGACTTCGGACATGGCCTTGTCAACACGGTCGGAGTCGTCCATCACGTTCTCGGCCCACTTGGCGAACCAAGACGCATCCTCGCTCAACCATTGCGTGAACTGCGGCAGATACTTGCCGCCGACCATGCCGATATGGGACAATGCGGTAATCAGGGATTCGGCACCGGGAACGAGATTATCCATCGACTCGTTCGCACGGTCGAAGACGGCTGGCAGCTCGTTCGCCTGATAGGACGCTTTCACGGCGAGCATGAGCTTTTCGACTATCTCGCCCTCATGCTTGGCGAGAGTGCTCATCTCCGGTACCAGCGAATCGCCTATCGCGTTCGCCGTATCCATGATGGCGGGCTTCGCCTTGCCATAGAACGCATCCTGCACGCTCTGGGAAAGCTGTGATAGCTTCGTGTTGGCGAAGTCGATCTGGCTGCTCCATGTCTCGCCCTTGTCGCCGTAGATCATCTTGAAGGACGCGAACACGGCGCCTAAGCCAGTCAACGCGGCGGGAGCGGCATAAGCGGCCTTGGAAAGGCTCACGATGCTCTTACCTAATCCGCCGACCGTACCGGAGACGTTCACTGCACCAGCGCCGATATCGGACAATACGGTGCCGACAAGCGCTAGACGTGGAACCTTCTTGTCCAACGTGTCAAACAGGTTCACAAGATTCTGGAACTGGTTCTCGACACCCTTCAAGCCGGACGCGCCATACGTCATGCCGTTGAGAATCTTGCCGATGTCCGTTCCATGGAACTTGGCGAAGATGTCAATCGTGCGTGGGCGAGTGAAATAAGCGAGATGGGCGCGGGCCAAAGCGGTCTCAAGATCGACATCCATATCAAGGGTGTCGTTCTTTTCTTGGAACCTCTTCAACTCCTCCTCGGCGTGCTTCTTGTCGATATGGAGCTTCGCCGGAATCTCCGCATCGGGATTGGACTTCAACGCCTCCGCATACCGGCGCATCTCCGCTTCGACATGCGAATACTCCGCCTTCAACGTGACCGGAACATCAAGCCTCTTATGCTCAAGCTCCCGCATGGTGCGGCGAATCTCTTCCGCGCCATCCTCGTAGAACTCGACCTTCACACGCTGCGACTCGAACCGTTCGATATCACGGTTCAGACGGGCGAAATCACCTTCGACATCGACCTTCACCCGCGCCTTCGGATTATCCTTCAGAAGACGCTGGTAATAGGCCAGCTGCCGGTACATCTCCCGCAGTTCGGCCTTCAACGTGACCGGAACATCGACGCCGCGACGTTTGAACGCCTCGATCTTAGACTTGACCTCACGCAGATTCTCAGCGACGAACCGCAGACGGATATCCTGACGGTTACGGACGCCGTTCCTCGAATACAGGTCGGCGAGACGCTTCTGGAAATCGGAACCCTCAAGACGGGTCGCCTTCGTGACCGGACTCTTCTTCAGCTTCTCGATACGGTCATCGATCTCGCCAAGCATCTTGACGGTACGCTTGTACTCGTCAAGGTCGAACCAGTTCCGGTTGTTCCGCTTCATGGCGGACACGTCGGACTCAAGCTCCTTGCGCACGCCACGATACGTGTCGATAAGATTCTCGGCCTCACGCCGCGACTCCGTGAACTGCTCGCGGGCGATGGCCGTGGAGTCAACCGGACGGGACCACTCGTCCCTAGCCTTCTTCGACTCGCGGGCCATCTCGGCCCGCTGCGCCTCAATCTCCTTCGCGAAACGCGACGACGCGACCTGCTGGCCCTTGAACCAGTCGGCATACGTCTCCTGCTTCTGATGCAGTCCCAAAGCCGTGTCACGGGCCTTGGAGAAGTTCGCCAACGAATTGCCAGCGGTGACGATGCTCTCCTCAAGGGCACGCACCTGACGTGTCATCTTCGACACACGCTTCGCATCACCATCGGACGCGATATCGATAAGCGACGACTGCGCCTTACGCAGCCTACCAAGCTCCTTCTCCTGACCAGCGAGCGCCTTGTTGACCGCAGTGACCTGCTTCGCGGCTTCTCGCTCCTGCTTCCACAGGTCGGATGTCGGGAGCTTCTGGGCTTTCATCTCAAGGCGTTGCGCGTCGAGGCGTTCGACTTCGCGGGTGGCCTTTGCGAGGTCGCCTTTCAGTCCGCGAATGTCGTTGCGGGTTTTGACGATTCGGTTGGACAGTTTCTCGAATTGGCGTATCTGCTCGTTGGAGAGGTGTCCGTTGCCTTTGATGAGTCCACGGACCTGCTGGTACAGGTCCATCTTCTTCTCGCGGTACTTATCGACGGTCTTGTCGAGGCTTGTCGCGAACGAAAGCTGTTCGGTTTTTTGGAGGGCCGACTTCTTGAAGAAGGATGTGTCGGCAATCTCGCGGCCTTTGGCGTCGAACGCCTTGACTGTCTGGTCGAGGTTCTTTTCGATCAGCTTCGAGTTCAACAGTCCGTTGCCACGGAGGGCCGTGTTGGTGCGGGAATTGAACTCGGACAGACCACGGCTCAATTTGGACGAATCGAAGTCCGGTTTGAGCGAGAGTCCGCGACGAAGACGCTCCTCCTGCTGTTCGAACCGTTTCATCCACGGGTCGATGTTCTTCGTGTCGGGTTTGAAATTGAACTGTATGGAGGCGTTCTTGCCGTTCCATTCGCGGTAGGCGCGTTCAAGACTGGCGGTGTCCGGTTCGAATACCGCGTTCACGTCGAGGTCGCTTATTCCGCGTGCGGCCTCCTCGACTTGACGGCGGAAACCCTTCGTATCCGCAGTGACACGAACGACGACTGTACCGGCGCGATGTTCGCCCACCATAAGCAACCCCCAGAAAGAAAAAAGGAAATAGAAAACCCCCACGGGAATGTGGGGGTTTGTTCAAAATCAGGTCATGTGGAACTTCGCGAACATGTGTTCGAAGTTCTCGGCAGTACCTTCGTTCTCCCGGCGAGGCGGCTCCTTGTTAGCGCCGGGAGGGAGCAATGGATGCGGTTTGGCATTCTTGCCCCCGTATTTGGCGGCGATCACCGCGTTCATCATGTTGCGAACGTCAACGGCGACCATCGTCTTCGAATCCCATCCAAGCCACGGCAGTACGGTCGGCTTGTCCGGCTTGGACTCATCGGACGCGGTTGGAGGCTCATCCTCCAATATCCGCGCCCTGTACAGGCTGTCTGGCATCGCCATCAGCCCCGCCGCGAGGCGTTCGGCGCGGGTGGGATTCAGCCTCGCGCCGGTTATGTCCAGACCATAGAAACGTTGGAAGTCGGAAGTCAGTTCGACCGGGTGGACGCGGACTTGCGCTTCGAAGCGATCGATTTTCCCAGTTGGTCCGTGTAGAACATGAGAATCGCTTCGGTGAGCCAGAACAGTTCATCCAATCCGATGCCCGTCGCCCATTCGTCAACCTTGTCAGGCTTCACTGTCAGCGACTTGACCCAATCCAAAGCCGTGCCGACGAACTCCATGCGTTCGTCGATTTTCGCCTCGATGTCGTCCAGGGACTTGGCTTCGGGGCCGTTGATGTCGGCGTTGAGCGTGAAACCTGCCATGCCGGACAGTTTGCGCAGTTGTGCGGACTGCTTGAACGAGAGGCGTTCCGCAGGGGCCAGCTCCGGCAGAAGCGAGAACAGCGGCTCGTTCTCGCACATCTCCGCCCACGTCTCAGGGATGCGGAACTCGTCGGCTTCCGCAGCGGTGTTCTCTTCAACAGTCTCGTCAACCATGTTTTCTCCTATCTGAAAAGCGTTGAAAATCTCCTATCTTCCGTCAATGAAGAACGGGAAAAGACCGGAACCCCCGGATAGGAGAAACAGGGGTCCGGCGTCAATACGAAGACTGGAACAGTCCGAATCAGGACTGCTTCATCTTCGAAGCCTCGAAGAACACAATCGGCTTCTTGCCGGCGACGGACTCGACCTCGCCGGTCATGCCCTGCTCCACGAAATCATCGCCCGAGAAATCAGGACCACCATCGAAGGTCACAGAAACCTTGCGGAACAAAGCGCCGAAACGGATGTCCGAATCATCGTCGGCGGACTCCTGAGCCAACAGGAACAGGCTGAACGTCTGTGGCTTCTTGGTGATGTCCACACCAATGCCGTCATCCTCGTCGGTGCCGTTGTAGATCAGCTTCAGAGTGTCGCCATCCAACTGCAACGACTTCGCGGTGATGGTGCACGTCGAATCGGCGTAGGTGGTACGCAGGTTCTTACGCGCCCACGAATTATGCGTGGTCGCGTCGCCGCCGTCGAACGAGAACGAAATCTTGTTGTCGGCGGAAGTATGCCCCAGATTCTTCCACACCTGGTTGGCGTCCGGTGTGCCGGTAGCGGCGGTGTCCACCTTCACGGTGTCAGCGTTCAGCTTGAACGCCTTGGCACCATCCTTCGGCAGTGGAGTGCCGACCGGAGCGTAGAACAAAGTGCCGTAAGTGGCAATCAGAGTCGCGTCATCATTAAACGCCATCTCATATCTCCTTATAAAAAAAGCCCCGCACGAGGCGAGGCTTGAAAACGAAAAACAGAAAACGGAAAATCATCCGGCGCGAAGCGAATCCTCCGCGCGGACGGTGAACGAGGAAGCGGAATACTGCTTCACCTTCTTGCCGGTGGCCTGCTTGCCGCCAGCGCTCTTGCCAAAACCGGGATTGCCCACAATCCGAATCACACGACCCGAATCGGTACGCCCGTAACGCGGCCATTGCATGATCTGCTGGTACACTTCCTGCGCCAAGCGGAAGGAACGGTCCGCATCGTTCGTGGCGACGATGATGTCGATGTCGCAATCCCACACGCCGGTCGAATGATTGCCGGTCGCCATGGTCGGCGCGTTCGTATGGAACAGCACGATGTTCGAGAACGACGCCCAAGTGTCCACATCGACATCGATCTCGTTGAGCACATGCACGTCGGGCCAGTCCGGGTTGCCGGTGAACCCAGCCGTGAGAAGCGTGTACACGAGCGAATCGAAATCGACCATCGGACGTTCCTGCGGGTAACGCTCGTAGTCGGGTTGAATCAGCGGCATCAGACACCACCGTTCATACGGGCAGCGTCACGCATCACATGATGTCCCTCGACCCAACGGTGACGCTGCTCGTTCCAAGCGCCCCACTCGTGTTCGACGGCCACGTTCGACCCGTCACGACCCTCGACATCAAGACACACATCCGTGTCGATGCCGTGGTAGCGTTTCTCAAGACTCAAATCCTTGGCGACCGGAATACCCGGGTCACGGCCAACCGCACGCGCGGTCGCAAGCATCCTCGCATCCGCAAGCACCTCGTCGGCCTTCTCCGACGTGGCCTGCGGACCGAACCATTCAGCCACCTTCGTGCTCAGATCACGGTCAATGAAAACTCTTGCCATCGGCCTCACCCCACACATGGTCGTCAGGGTCCGGTTCAGGAGGTTTCGGACGCAACCCCACCGGAATCTGCGAATAGTCGGCGTTACGCCGGATATGCATCTCATAGTGGGGAACCTCGCCATGCTGACGGAACGTCGGAGCGCCGTCAACGTCATAGCAGTCGCCCTGATACCAGACCTCCGTATGGATATCGCCATGCCATTCCACGGCAACAACCTGAGACGGCGTGACCTCACGCAAACCACCCCAAGTCTGCGGCGACTTATCCTCGGCACCGGAAATCGAAAACATGCCAGCCTGCTGCTCGCGCCCCTCGACGGAACACCAGCACCAGTAAGCCTTCCCGGGAACATACGTCGTCCCATGCGGCCCACGACGGACCGTGTACAGCACGACGATCACCTTGTCCCGATACAGAATCGAATCAGGCTTCACCCAAGGAACAATGACCTCTTCGTAAGGATGCTCCACAACGACATCGGAGCCGGACTTATCGTAAGGATGCCCCAAATCCCATGTTTCACGAGACATAGGCATCACATTCCATAAATACGGTTCACGCCGACGCCAACAGTGCCGATAGGACCACGCCCGGACGCATAGCCATCCAGAATCTGCTTCTCCCTTTTCGACAGATACAGATTCGGAGACGCATCCTTGCCGGGCGGATTGTCCTGCGGGTCGAAACGCGTGAACTGGTACGTGCCGTTCGATTCGGTCTTGATATCCGAATAGCGGATGACGCGCCACACCATAGAACAGATGACGAACTCGTAATCCTCAAGGTCAAGGTCGCCGGACTTCAACCGTGGCAAGCAGTTCGTGCTCGAAGTGGACGCGACGGTCTCCGCACGATGGCACATGTACGTGAGCCAAGCGTTCGGATACCGTTTCAACACGTCGGCGTCGGGAAGGCAATGAAGCTCCAAGCATTCCACCCAATCGACGGCATCGGTAACACCATTCGACATCAGCGAAACCCCCTAAGCTTCAAGAGGGCTACTTGCCCAGCACGTCCGCCTTGAAGGTCGAGACGGCCTCCTTCAGAATCGGCAGATAATTGCCGTTGACCCAAATGTCGTAGTTCAGCGGAGCCTGATGCGACAACATAGCGCCGATGAGACCATCGTTCACGCTCTTGTTGATCTCATACTCCGAGTTCTGGGCCTCGGCGGTAGGACCGGACAGGGTGGCACCCAACGACGAATCGTTGAACGACGGAAGCAGAACGAACGTCTTATCCGGGAACGCGGTGGAGACATCGGCATCCATATCGAAGGTGTTGTCGAGCTTCAAATCCTCGTAAGCCTCATCGACCAGAAGCACATCGGTGATGCCGGACTGCGCACGAAGCACATCCAACACCTCCTGACGGGACAGCCTGGTCTTGGAATGCTCCAAATCCATGCCGGACACCTGAGTACGGAAGAACTCGTTGGTGCGCATGGCATCGATGACCACACCGGTGGTGGCGACCGCGTGCGGCTTACGACCATAAGCCTTGCGCATGATCTTCACCCAAGCCTCGATGTCGTCGCACGGGTTCGACTTGTCGTTGTCCCAAGTGGTGGTCGGCTTCACATCCTGCTGGTTGCCCGGACGCTTGAACGAATACGTCACATCGACGCCGTTCTCCTTGATGACCACCTTGCCGGTCACCAAGCACTGCAAACGCTCCAACTCCTCGGTCACACCGGCCTGCTGGCCCAAAGCCTCGAACTTCGCCTCGGCCTGATCGTGGATATATGCGGTATCGTCCTGATGCTTGGCGACATCACGCTCGGAAATATGGTCCATACCGGACAACGGCAACAGGCCGGTATGAATCTCGGCGGTCGAGGTCTCGGACTTGGTGTGCCCGATCTCGGCGTCCAACGCACGATGCTTCATCGCACGGGTCTTGGACTTCGGAATGACCGGAGTCCAAGAAGCGGTCCAATCACCACCATTGGAAGTGACCGGGAAAATATTCGACAACGGCAGGATGCCGTTCACGTAATCATGTCCCGCCTGAGCGACCTCGGTCGCCTCGGACGGCGGGATGATGGTCTTGTCAATAGCCAAGAAAAACTCCTTAGATACGCAAAAACCCACCGCGATGGGTGGGTTTCACAAAATTTTTAGAGGTTAAGTGACCGTCAATCAGGAAATCGTGATATTCACGGTCTGTCCGTTGGACAAAGTGGCCTTGCCAGCGGTGATGGCCTTGGACGACGGGTCCTGAGTCAATTCGATCTTGGTGATGGTCGCACCATCCTTGCCAGCCGGACCCGGAGTGCCAGCCGCGCCGGCCGAAGCGGACAACGGCTTCACAACGTCATCCTCAACGTCGTAGAACTCGCCGCCCCACACGGCACCAGCCTCCGGCTTCACCGGAAGATTCGAGGCCACGATGTCGCCACGATAGGTCATGCCCACGGTCGGGTCGTCCAAATCCCAGCCGGACAGGTTGATGTTCACGGACACCATGGATTCAAGCAGACCGGCGATCTTGGTCTGACGGCCATCGGTGGCCTGCTTGTCATACGGACCATACGAGCCGACGTTCGCGCCGGAAGTGATCTTCGCCAGCGGAATGCCGGAACGGATGTAAACGGTCGTGGCCTTCGGGCCGACACCGGTCAGATACTTGTTGTCTGCGGTCTTGAACAATTCCGGCACGATGGTGACGGACACCGAATCATTGGTGTTCTTCTCGCCATAACGCCAGGAATTGTCCTCCTCAACGGTGACGATACCGGAGGAATGAACCATCTCTTGAGTCATACGCTCAATCCTTTCAAAGAATCAGTAGGAAACTACTTGCTGCGCTTACGTGCCTTCTGACGTTCCATCACACGCTTGTAAGCGTCGCCCGGCTGACGTTTCGGATGCGAGGTGCCGGACGGGAACTCGGCCTGCATGGCTACCTTGCGTGCCAAAGCATCCTCGGTCTGCTGCGGTTTCCTCTCCACCTTGGAAGTGTCAATCGGGTTGTACGCCGCATACTTCTCAGCCCACGACGCGATGGCCTCCGGCTCCGTTGCGGGGCAGAGGTCGGAAAGAACAGCGTCCGTGATCTGCGGATACTTAGCCTTGGCTTCAAGACGCGCAATCTGCGTCTTCGCGGCCTTAAGCTCCGCATCAGCGGACTGGAAAGCCTTATAGTTGGCCGAAGCACGGTCCTCGTTCTTACGGCTCATAGCCTTCCATTTAGCAAGCTCGTCATTATCGGACGGCTTGGAAGAATCATCGGAACCCTTCTCATCAGCCGGAGCGTCATGCTCGACGGCGGGTTCGTCAACCGGAGTGGTCTGAGCATCCTTCACGGAATCCTCGACCGTTCCGGCCTGTCCAACAGTCTTGTCCTTTTCGGATTCGACTTCATTATCCTGAGAGGCCATAAGACCCAATCTCCTTAATACTTAAGCGGCCAGTCCCAAAAAACCGCGAGAATAAGCCAACAGGCTCCGCACATACTGCCAAGCCTGCCTAGTGTGGACTGTCTTTTTGAACTCATACGAACGCCCATCGAAACGGAATTGAACCGAATCCTTGTCGCCATTCAGCAATTCCTTGTATCGGGCGTTGAACTCGGTCGCGCGGGAGAACATGCGCTCCATCTGGGCGTGGGTCATCCTCATGTCAGGCAGATGCCATTCCGGCGCATTCGAGTTCACCGGAGCATCCTTGCGAAGCAGCACAGGCCCAAGCTCGCTATTATTGACGACCTTCACGCGAAGCTTCGTCAAATCCGTCGCGTTCGTGGAATAATCACGGCCAGCCGTTTTGCCAGCGGCCTTGTAAATCGTCATCAGATCATCCGAGTTCAATTTCAACCCGGGGTCGTTCGAACCGACGATTGGAGCCACCGTACACTTGCAACGATTGTGCATGGGCATCAAATCAGCCCTCGTGAACGTGTTCGTGGCGGCTACGACGCACAGGCCACAGGAACCCGTCTTCGACAATTCAGGATGGATGACACGCCTGTAACGTTCGACACCGGAACTCCTGTAACGCGACTGGATGGCACGATTCTGCGTCACATACCCGTCAGTGACCGCATTGTTCTCCAACTGGATTTTCGCGGACATCAGCCAAGCCTTAACATGGTCGGCTGCGGACTGGTCGGCATCCTTCAGAATCTCATCCCACGTCGCCGGTCGAATCTCAGGATTCTTCACGGCCTGAGTGCGATACTCGTCGGCGACCCTCATGGCGACCTGCCACGGGTCCGTGTTGGCGCGAACGACCTCATATTGTGGGATATCCCCCAAACCGTTCACACCGGCCAGACGCAGCATCGTATCCGCATATGAGATGCCCTGCTGGCGCATGGCCTTCACGAACGCGATATGCTGCTGCGTCACATAAGCGGCCGCACCTTCGGCCACCGCATCATTCCACCAGTCGGAAGGAGTCAGGCTACGCCACATGTTCCAAGCCCTGCGGACGAACTCGTCAACCAGCTTCACCCGCTGGTCGTCCAACGCCTGAACGGCAGCCAACGCGCTATCGGCCATCAGACCCCCATAACGTCGGACGAATCATCTGACGGCAACCCATCGGACGACATCGAATCCGATCCGGAGCCGGTGGAGAACGAATCCAAGCCGGACCCGTCACCCAGATACGAGTCGTTCATCGTCGCATCAGTCTGCTTCGCCGACGAATCCAAAGCCGCGTTCTGCTGCGCCATGGCATTCAGGAAACTCGTATCCTGGGCATCCTGAATCATCTCCGCGATCTCCGTCTCGGTCATATGCAGATAGCGACGGGCGATGGTCTTCAACGGAAGAACACCCTTCACCTGGGCCGCCGCCTGACACTGCTCCAACTCGGACGGAAGCTCCAACGGCTCCCAAGTCGTCTCGAAACGCTCCTCCGAAGCATTACTGCCGGAAGCGGTCAACGCCATCCTCAACAGAAGCACGAAAGCGTCATTGGCCCTCATGTTCATGTCACGGACCTTCAACCGCAGCATACGGGTCGTCAGCTTCGCACCCTCGGCGGAACCAGCCACATCAGGCGAAAGAATCGACAACGGAGTGCCAGTGGCACCTGCCAGAAGCTTCACATCGGAAGCGGCCGCATTCACAATCGGCGTGATATCCGTAATGGACGATTCGCCAATCTTCGCATCGGCCGGAAGCAGCCACAACGCGGCGGGACCCATCTCGAACAGTTCCGAATAGTCGATCTTGTCACCGGCCTGAGCCTTACCGGCCTTGACCGCAGGGTCGCTTTTCTGGTAATACTCAGGCATGTCGCCCGACACCCAACGCTGCTTGAACGCCTGCATCTCCTGAATGCAGAACCGTTGAAAACGCTGCTGGTCGATGGACCTCAACGTCTTCAAGGAAGCCTCGAACTGGCCTTTGCCGTTAGGAGTGGTCAACTGGACGATAGGAAGACACCCGCACTTCTCAGCGAAACTCCAATCATCCCCGGAAGACTGGCCCTCCCACTCGAACTGCGCCTCGAACTCCGGGCGCTTCTTCGAATCGTCGTTGGCAAGGTCATACACGGTGTCCTCGTCATCTACCGAATCGGAAGGCAGTGTGCGCGACTTGACCTCATGCTTCGCGGTACGCGAATAGATGCTCTGAATCTCACCGTCATCGTTACGGACGATGCGATACAAAGTCAACCGTTCGATCTGCTCTTCCTCGGACCACCCATACACCACAGCCGAATCCTTGTCGTCGGACACAACCGTGCTCCACGGACTCAACCGTTGGATATACGAAGGATTCTCCCTGCCGAGAACCATCGCATACGCGGCACCGTAGATCGACGCGTCCATGAACATGTTCAACGCGCGGACATCCATGCCGCACTTATCCCACATGTCATCCGCATCCGTGCTCCGCATCGTCTTATCGGCGACAAGACGGAAACCGGTAGGATGCTGCGACGTGATTACCGCATCCGCAATCGTATGGGCCAGATTCAACGGGCAGATATCCACAAAACGCCTATACACGGCACTGGCCGTAGTGGTCGCCGCCTTCGGCACGGACTGCAACGGAACCGTCTCACGACCGTCATAAAACGTCTTCAACACACACAGGTCAGGAATACGATTCTGCAAACGCGTCGCAAGACGCGTCAACGCCATACCGTCACCATCAGGCTCGTCATCACCAGTAACAAGACTTTGCATATTAGAAGATGTGGAAGCCATACGAACACTCCAAAAATCACCAGACCCGCTGCGGCATCACCCGCTGCGGAGTATCATCCTCGAACTGGCCCAAATACTTCTCACGCGCCGCATAAGCCAACACGCCAGCCATGCACGCATCGATTTTGTGCGGACTCTTAGGCGTCTCCTTATGAATCTGATAACCCCAACTCTTCTCACGCCGCTTCGCGTTACGGAAATGCGACACAAGCCTCGGGTCGGCACACAAAAGAATATTATTCGGGTCAGGCTCCCCTTCCTCAACAGGCTCGGGAGCATACTCAAACGACGAATGCGCGCACTGCAACGCACGATACATATCCTGCGACCAGTTATTCGTCCAAAACTTCATCATCGAAGACTGGCCACGGGCGAACACCTTCATGCCCCGCCCATACTCAGCCTCCCAGCCGCCAATCATCGACTCGAAGAAATGCGCATCGGCGAAACAGCCGATGACATTGTAATTCTCGAACATACGACGCACGGCGGCATCGAAACCATCACGGTCAACACGCCAATCAGGGTCCGCATTATCAGGCCGCTGCTGCAACTTGATAAGAAACAGCAGACCATCGGACACGCGACAACCAACCAACGCGGTCGAATCATTACGAATCGAACCATCGAACCCAAGCGTGATCTCCTCATCCTCGTCAATGAAATCCTTCCAGACCCCATCCAAACGAGACGACGAGCCGACAGCACGGCCATACAAATCCCTGTAAGCCAAATGCGACTGGATCGCAGGCTCCGTAAGCCACGAATCCTCACTCGACGCACGAGAGTTCAAATAATAACGAATCGAATCATTCGGGTCCGAATCAGGCTGGTAAATCTGCCCCATCAGACCATGAATGTCAACCCAACCATCCTTCGACGGCCCCGGCTCGACGCCATCATCACGAAGCGAGAACCCCTCAACCGAATAGCCATCGGCATCAACGGCCTCGATACGCCCATCAGGAAGAATGATGTAATCCTTACCATCATCCGAATGGGCGGCAGAACCATACGACTCATACAACGCGTGCTCAAGCTTCTTCTCATCAGGAAAATCCTCGATAGGAAGCGTCGAATACCGATAGTCGAAATACAAGCCCTTATAATGCTTGGAACGGCCAGCCTGAATATCCTCCGCGATCTTCAACGTGTTCTCCGCCACACTGTTCTGACCCGGACGGAAATACGTCGTCATCTCCAACACCCAAGGGTCGGCATCCAACGAACGCTTCGGAAGATTACGCTGAACCGTCTTATACATCGAATGATGCTTCGGCAGCGTATACAGATGCACCTCATCCATCAACGCGAAAGTCTCAAGACCACCATCCTTCGACGCATCACCGGAAGTCGTGGGAATAATCTCCCCACCCTCCGGCAAGCCGATACGGGTCTTCGTGACCTCCATGCCGAAACCCTGCAACTGGGCCAACGGGCCGGAAGTGCAGTTATAGTAAATCGAATCGAAGATATTGCCCGACTGGTCCTCGGACGTAGCCAAACACAGAATCTCAGGACGCTGGACAGGACGGCCAACAGGCTCACCCGGCAGATAATAGTAAGTCTGACCAAGAAACGTATACGTCTCACCCGGCTTAGCCCAATGGTCGAAACGACACGGGCCAAAAGCCTCGAACAAGGCCAGATCATTACCCAAACCACTCTTGTTGCAACCCTTCGGACGCCACAAGCTCACACGATTGAACCTGCGCCGACCATCCGGCTTCAACGCATAGGCGTTCAAATAGAACTGGATATACTCAGGACTATGAGTGACAGGCTTACCGGTCGCACCACCGCGACCTATGAGACTGAACGTCTCAACCCACCACAACGCCAAACGTCCAAGACTCCTACGCCTATCCTCATAAGTCAGGTTAGGAATCATCAAATGCATGTCAGCCAGCCGCCTCGATCTTGCGACGCCAAGCATCGATATCCTGAATCACAGCATGATTCGAACCATCCGAAGCAGCATGGTCGTCAGCCTCCGGCACATCGAACTTCAACGCACGCATCGAAGCCGGAGTCCAACCCAACTCGTCAAACAACTGACGCACGACCGGCATCAACGTCGCATAACGACGAGTCGAAAGCATCTCATTGATCGTCGCGAAACCCAACTGGACAGCCATCCAGGAAGGAGCCGAACGCAACATCGAAGCATTCGGACTACGCCGATACTCCTCATACCAATGAGCAACCAACGGCAACCACTCCCCACCCTTGGGGAAAATCTGGTTAGCCGGAGGCAAATCAGGCCCCAACTTCCCATCAGGAATCTCCAAAACCTGATTACCGGAATCACTCGTCTTCCTGCCCATAACATCACTCCCCGCAAAGCCCCATTACGGGACGACAAGCGCGAAGCCCGTTACGGCACTACGCGCACCTGCGATGAACGACAATCCGATTAGCCAACGAGTTTTCACCACCCTGCTCCAACGGCACACGCCAAGCGCCAACCGGAAAATCATCACTCAAAACATCAACCGACCGGTCAAGCGGCAACTCACAAACCGGACACGTATGAGAACACGCGTTCCACTCGTCCTCGGCAGTCCAAAAACCAGTAGGAACACTCCCCCGCCGCCCGACACGGGCATTCGACCGAGGCTCCCACAACACCGACTTCAACGGCTGCGGAGTACGATTGGGAGCCGCACCCTCAGCCTTCAAACGCTGGAAACGCTTACGACAACGAGCCGAACAAAAAGCCTTGTCCCGACGCTCAGTCTCAAAAAAAGAGCCACACGCCAGACACGCACGACTCATACGACGCTTACGGGCACCACTGCCACTACGCCGCCAACGATCATAATGAGACCTACACATCCCATGAGCATGAACAGGCCCATCACACCCATTCACACTGCACTCACCCTCAGCTAACCGAACGCGGGATGCCTGTACCAACGAGCCTCCTCACGCTCAACCCTCTTCCTTCGCCGCACGTCAGCCGACTCCAAACCAGTCTTATAAGAATGATGAACACGACAAAGAACCTGAAGATTATCCCAAGAATCATCATCAGGCTGACCATCCTCGGCACGAACGATATGATCGACCTCATTCGCATGAGCGCCACACGGACGCAACACGCCATCATCACCGATCACCGGATACTGGCAACGCCACCCGTAATAATCCAACACCTCACGACGCGTCCGCTCCCAACCAGGATTGAACCGTTCCTTACGATGCGACTTATTCCAATCGTTGGTCATCACCACTCCTCAGTGCTTCAGGAGGGAATCGAACCCTCACGTCACAGGACAACGCATTTTGAGTGCGCCGCGTCTACCATTCCGCCACCAAAGCAAAAGAAAACAGGCAATCCCCACGCCAACACTCACCAAAAACATGGGGATCGCCCGTCATCTAACCCAAACCGCCATAAGGAAATCCAATGGCAAAAATAGCTTTTTACCGCCAGCCACGGCGCGCGGATGCTGAGGGAGTCGAACCCCCGGACCGTTCCCGGTCGCCACCTTAGCAAGGTGGTGCAATAAGCCACTCTGCCAAGCATCCAAAAGCAAGAGCCGCCGCAACGACTCAGGAGACTGTTCCCGCAGACTAGGCGGGTCAGCTGAAACTAGAGCCGCCGCAAGACGACTCCGAAGACCTTTCCCACAACCTGTGGGTAGGCTGAGCACAGCATGTTGGACTTGAACCAACATCAACGGTTTTGGAGACCGCCATGCTACCAGTTGCACCAATGCCATATGCGAGGACGGTCACACCCATGAAGCATGACCACCCCCACCAAGTCGCCGTTAACGGAAGCGTCCGCCGCTTTCATCTCCAGACAAGCCAACACCAGCGGTAGGCACTTGCCCTCGGGGGTAGTACTACTTCCCCAACGCGGAATGTGAAGGATTCGAACCTCCGGCACTTCACAGTGCGACTGCTTTCGGGACAGTTGCATTAAACCACTCTGCCAACATTCCAAACCCAACTTAGTTATTGTCCAAGTTGGCATGACAGCGGCATGGTGGAATGGGCTTTACCACCAACGGCAAGGAACGTGGTCGTTTAGCGCCCCGTTTGGCCGTGCCTCCCCTTCGGTCGTCAACCGCCTGACTAAGGCAGGGAGCCTCTTGACATCCACAAGTTCCATGTTGTCTGTTCGAGCAATGCCTTCGGTTTCACGGACAGCTACCTCCGTGAAACCTAGAGCAAACCTCGGGAATCGAACCCGACAACCAAAAGGCTGTGCCAACAGGATTGCAAGTCAGCCCCAAAAAACAAATGGCGCAGCCATATAGGCGACACCGGATGGGACCGGCACAAGAAACGAGGATGAACAAAATCTCACGGACAATCCAAAAACACACACTATATTCCGGGATTCATCCACCCTCAAAGGGTCCCCAGCCGGATTCGAACCGGCAACTCACCACGCATAGGCAAGAGAGCCAGAAACCCATGCGCGACTAACACTCCCACAAGAGCGATAGGAACCATGTGCGAGATCAAACGGCGGTACCAACAAGCCTCTCGCATTGGACTTGAAACCGAATCGCACCTTACCTAGGAAGATGCCATCTGCGGACAGTGAGAGATTCGAACTCCCGGACCCGTTAGAGTCGGTCGCTTTCGAAGCGACTACCTTAAACCAGACTCAGCCAACTGCCCCTAGCGGTGCTCCTTATGAACACAAACGTCCCAACGGTCGGAATCCTTAACCAAGAGACAAGGAGCACCACCGAACCGCTTGCCGGAATGACACCCACAATGACGCCATGCGTCCTCCAAAATTCATTCCGACATGCGACAGCATACTCATACCTAACGTTGCATCAACGTTGCAATGAAAACGGCGTAGAATACGGCGTGTCGCGTGGTATGCTGAAGACGATTTCAATGTGAACCCAACATCGTCGTTGTCATGTCACGTTTCATGCGCGGACTTTTTCAGACGGCGCGCACTATTTCTACCATTGACCCGACGGCCCTGACGGGCACACCCGGAGGACCCTCCCCCAGCCCCGGTTAGAACGTTTGTTCGATGGTACAAATGTTCGTTCGTACAGTTGTACGCATGCGCGTTATTGTGTCGTATTCCTTATTATTTATATCTATCTTGCTCAATATTTTTTGTCCGTATTTCAGTATCTTGCTTGACTTTATTTTTCCTTGTGCTACTCAAACTCTTTTTTTCGTTTCATTTACCCCCTACCCATGTTGCAACACGCCGATAGAACGGCTCTGTTCCAACGTTTAGCCGTGGTCTGTTTTCTTAATTTGCTTGCACCCAATTGGGTGATATACTGAAGCTATCAACCGGTTAGGCAGTCAGCCTAGCAAGGTCAGCGCGATATCTACACCGCGCCACTTGCAACCGGCTGTAGCAACCGGCAGATGAAGCCGTGGCGGTTAGGTGCCTAGGCACCGCATAGCCTGACCTGAGATAGTCAGGTGGCGCACATGTGTATGTGCGTTACGAATCCGCCATGAGTGGAACGGTGGCCACTGTGCTGAGGTGCAGTGTCCCGTCTGCGAGCGTTGCGAGTGTTTGAAAAATGAATAGTGTTACCGAAGTCGGTAGTTTGAGCTTCACCCCCTTTTGGGGGTTAGGTGGCGGCGTTTTTCGGGGTGTGTGCATAATGTCCACTATGTGGGCGTGGCTGACAGTGTCAGTTTTGCCTAGGCAGTGCGCGTGAACTTGATTAGCAATGTTGAGCGCGAGAACTCGTAAGGGGGTACCGCCGACGTTTGGCGTAGTGTGAGAGACTACCGCTAATGAGGATAGGCCGATAGATAGGTGGCAATGTCAATGTTTCCCATGCGTGAGCGTGGTTGGCGGCATTGACTGTAAACCACGGCATAGCAGGTTGCGGAACGGACACGTTTTAGCGCCTGCCAGTCGCGTTAGCGATTGACCACAAACGTCTTACGTTTGGGGGTTATGCGGACATTAAAAGTCTATAGGGGGTGCGTATGCGCCTCTGCACCACTGTAGCGAGTGGTGTTAGCCAAAAAACAAATCTTCACGGGCGTAATCCGCAAGGGTTGCGCCCCTCTCGCCACTGTTTAGACCTTGATGGGGTGCGATACTCCATAGTGGCACGCAATTAACCAATCAACACTAGACCTTAAGGGGGTTTATTATGGATACGAATATGAAAGTGCGCATAATGCGCGACTGTCTCACTGCGGCGCGTGAATCCCTACCGTCTTGCTTCCCGGAACTTTGGGTGCGTGAAATGCCGGTGCTTGAATTTCACGGCACCATGGCGGCGGAGTCAATGGCGCGTCATGCGCTTATTGCGGCGTTGCGCGTTGCTGCAATGCGATCCACGTTGTTCGGTACTGCAAACGACTACACGACAGACGTGCGAATCACGCGCGTTCGCGGAAGCCGGAGGCGTGTCACCGTCTACGGTGAGACGAATACCGGATATGCTTGCAAGGTGGTGTGCACGCCATTGTGGGACACCACCGTTTTCGGCCCGTTACCGCTGTGCCTTATGGCTAAGGTTGATACGTGCGTCTGGTCGGATACCGGTTGGAATACGGTCATACGTGATTATGTCAATCTCGTGTGACGCGTCCAGCTTTACAAATGTAACCAACAAACAAGCGGAGGTTAAAAAATGACTGTCAAAATCGTAAAGGTTCGGAGCCTGACCACGTTGCCGTGTGCGTACAGCAATACCGTTGACGACGGGTATTTTCGGTATGTGACGGTTGACGGCAAACGTGTGGGTGACGTGGTGAAGTTTACGCCCGATTGGGGTGGGGACTACGTTTTCGACGAAGAACGGCACGACGGAAAACGTGGCGTGCAAATCAAGGCGCGCACATTGGCTGACCTTAAAAGGAAAATTGCCGACCACTATCAAAATTAATGTAACCAACTAATAAAAAGGGAGTATTGAAATGACCACTGATGAAATGTATGACGTTCTGCTGGAAACGCTGGGGGCCGAGGATTTTCTAAATGAATTGGTCAAAGCCCTGAGCGGCGACGAACAGCGGGAGAACTTCGAGTTTATCGCGCGTATGCACGATATCGAGCTGGATGATTCTGAAAGCGAGGACTGAAAAAATGGATAAGGATATCGAGAGCGGTATTGAACACGTGGCTAACGAAGTGGTGTTGCAGATAGGCAACACGCAAAAATGGAATGACATGTTTTCGGAACGTGTCAGGAATGCCATTGATCGCGCGGCTTACGACGTGTTTATCGAAATGTATTTCGACGGTGTGCTGGATGGTATCGGCGAGGGTGACGTATTGGCGCACCATAAGGCTGAAATAGCTAAGGCCGTCATGAGTGCCGTTCGTGATGCTGTCAACGATGGACGGTTGCCGTTCTGACTTGTAGCCCTCTGTGGGCTATGGCGCGGCCTAGTGGGGCTTTGTGGGGTGCGATTCCTCACCCGCGCACTGTGCCGTCGTATGGCGGCTAATCAACAGTCTCTATGAAAGTGGGTAATCATGTCTGGATTTAATTCCGTTGGTGATTTTTACGACGTCATGGCGGGGCGTCATGGTTTGCATGAGTCTGAACCGGGCGGCGGCACGTTGGAGTTGTATTCATGCAATGGCGCTGAGTTTCCTGACGGTTTGGACGGTTCCAGTCTTGACGTTGTCACAGCGCCGTCGCCTGAGCTTCTTGCGTACATGCGTGGCAATGATAGTCCGGTGCCGCCGCCCGGGTACAAGGATATGGCCGACGAGATTAAGGGCATATGGGACGTGTACAACGGTGGTTCCGCCGAAGCCGACTGGGGACGGCTGGCCGACTTGTATGACGCGCACAATCTAAGCCTGAGCGTCATTGCCGATTACGAGTTTATGGATTGGCCTGAGACGTTAGGCGACATACTGAACGGCAAAGGATCGGATTGCTGGAATCTCGACGGTATGGTGTGGCACCTGTACAGCCATGAGGAATGCACTGTCGATGATTCTGAGGGCGCATGGCCCAGCCTTGACGACTTGCTGGACTTCATATCTTCCGATGACGTTGAGACGTGCGCCTATGCGCAGCAGTTTGGCGAATGCATGGATTCGGGCGACTATGTGGCCGCGTGCAGGGCGCTTAAGGCTCTCGACTTGGAACTGTAGTATTCGGGTCTGTCTTTGACGCTCTCTTGCTGAAATCAATCAATCTATTTGAAAGTGAGGAAAACGAATGTATGTGAGTGAGGTTCGCAAGGATAGCGACTTGTATGAGAGGCTGCGGGAGGTCTGGGATGGCGTGGATTATTCCGGGTTGCCGTCGTTCGAACGTGTGTTGCCGGATATTTTGAAATGGGTGGATGGCATACGTGCCGTCGATACGGTTTTCAACGATCATACGTATCAGGTGTCTAGGCTGTCGTATTTCGACGATGCGCTGGATGAGAGCAATATCGAGACGGCTGTGAAATGGCTGTCTGAGTATGATTATGTGTCCCGCGCGTTCTGTGGTGTCGGCTATGCGATTGAGCTTACGGACGGTTACGGCGAGCTGTCCGAACAGGCCGTGGTGCAATATGCCATCAATCTGATTTTTGGTGATGGCCGTTACTATCCGGTGCTGGATGAGGATGATTACGAGCGGCGTGAGACGGCATGGCTGCGGGACTACTTCGATGGCGAGATGTCGGATGACATGCTGGATGGCGCTGACAGGGCTGCCGTGTTCGAAGCGTGGCGTGACGCCACGGATGCGGTGTCGGGCGACATGCATGTGGACACGGCGAAGCTGCCTGAGTATGTCAAGATGGCTAAGGCGGTGGCGTGATGCGTGATCGTAAGAGGATTCTGGGCGCTGTCGTAATCATGGTTGCCGCGCTGGTTGTCGCGTGTTCGCCAATCTGTAATCCTAGGCCGGTTGCCGACCCTCATGGGACGCCTGAGCAGCAGTGGTCTTGGTGGCTGGGCGAGTATGCGACGGCTGACTATGGTCAGGCTGATTTGGCTGGCTACACGTCGCTGTCGGATATTCCGCAATGCGAGATGGAGGACGGCAGCACTGGTGACGGCTACGAGCGCATATGCGAGTGGCGCGGCGGTTCCGCTGGCAATCGTATGGGCGAGTCTTACGTGCTGGTTGACGGCAGCAAGGTGCTGTCGTGGAGCGGCACGGGGAAATGAAAGTGCCGGTCTCAGGTAGGACTGCGACCGGCCATGCAATCAATATTCACCACTAATTGCAAGGAGATTCTATCATGCCGTTTTCATTGTTGGGTGACGGAGAGTTTGAGTTGCGTCCTGAATATGATTCGGCCAAGTCGTTCTATGGCAAGGCTCGTGTCACATTCATGGGTGACGGTTCCGGCGCCGGCGTGACTCTGACATCATACGAGACGCCGATTGTGACCCTGTATCTCACTTCCAAGGGTGAGGTTGGGAGTGTCTTCTGGATTCATCGGCATCCGGCCGACCTGTCCAATACGACGTGGCGTCATATCCGTGAGTTTTTCAGGCAGGCTGGACTTAAGGCTGATAGCAAGGCTCAATGCTTGCGTGATTATGCGCGGGAGGCTGACTGACATGGCGCTGCTGTGGACTGTGGAATATGTGGGCGGCGCTCTGAAGGTGCGTCGTCACAGGTCTCAGGCTGAGGCTGAATCGTATCGGGATGAGGTCAATGCGGCTGCTGTCGGCAGCCTGTATCCGACCGGCTGTGACGTCACGGATGGCGATTCGGCGCGGCTCATCATGGTGGACCGGCTGGAACGCAACAATGTCGGATTGAGGTCGCGTCTCATGCGATTGAGTCTAAGAAAACTTGCGGAACTCACCGACGAGTTCTGCTGCTGAGCGAAAGGAAAGAACGATGAGTGTTGTTATTGATCGGAATGGGCGTCCCGTGTCTTATGAGGCTGCTGTGAATCTCATGGATGACGAGTTGCGGGAGCTGTTGCACGCGAATCTCGCGCCGTGTTCCGAGCAGGAGTTTTATGACGCTTATCTTGACGCGCATCTCGTCAAGTATGGCGAAGAGTTTCGTATCGATTGAAAGGAAAGAATGATGATTACCGTTGAAGAGTTGAAGGCAATGCCGTTGGATGAGCCGATTGGCGAGGCTGTCGTGAATGACATCGAAGTGATGGCGGCTACCGGTTTGAGCCATTTCATCAAGAAGAGTTTCGAACCTTGCGAGGGTGTCTACCGTATCGATGATTTCGGCGACTACGTGCCTTATGAGGATTGGCGGAAGTTCTGGTCCGCGTTTCCCGAATGGTGCGAGTGGGTGTTCTTTCTGCACGACAATGCGCATTCCGATGACTATTGGAATTTCACCACGGAAGTATTGGGCGGGCTGACTCCCATTGAAATCGGTGAGCAATACGACGCTTCCTCTGATTACGACATTGACTTCGTGTTCTACACGGAGGCCGACGATGAGGGGCATGTGTGATGGACGCCCATGATTCCGACGTGTGCGCGAATGTGGTCGGCAAGTCGTTGGAGGCCGTCAGATTGCTGTCGAATCTTGGGAGCGGGAACGCTCCCGATTCGGCTTACGTGCTGGCCGCCTACGACCAGTTGACGACGGCGGCGTACCTGTTGCATCAGATTATCCCTTGGACCAAGGAGGAAAAACAGTGAGCAAACATGGCTTCTTCTCCCCTATCGCCGAATACAATGGATTCGATTATGCGTCTGGCAAGTCGTTTTGGCGTCGTCGTTCCACTTTGTCGCTCTTGTTGGAGTGGCTGCATGAGTGGGTTCGTGGCGTGAGGGCTGCTCGCATGGGATATTCGACCTGGCTGTACGTCCAGTGTTCCGGTGGCTGCATGATTCCAATGGACATGCTGAACTGGGATACTGATTGGATTGATTGATGTCATCGGCGGCAGGTTCGCTTGCCGCCGATGTTAAAGTAAGAGACGAATCGTTTTGAAGGAGTGTTGTCATGCGTACGGTGAAATTCACGAAGAGGCATGGTCATAAGTGGGATGAGACGGGCACCGTGTGGCTTGAGTTTCCGGTGGACGAACTGCGTAGACGTTGCGTGGACGGCTATTTGGACCGTCTGGCGGGGACGGAGTGCAGCGAGTATCTTATCCCATCCGAATCGTTGGGTGACGAGGCGAAGCGTCTCGCCGACGATGATGATGCCACGCAGGAGAATTTCGACAGGTTCAGCGACAAGGTTGGCGAGTATGCGGACTCCCTGTCCGAGGACATGCTGGTCTCGTGGTTCGTGCTGTTGAACGACCCCGTGACAATCGTTTCGAGCGAGGTCGAGGAAGACTGACGTGGGTTTGCGTGCGCTGCGTGAGCGTTCCGGGCTGACGTTGCAGCAGTTGGATTCGCTTACGGGCGTGGATTTCACGCGCCTGTGGGTGTATGAGAACCATGCGGACGAGGCGCGGAACATGTATTTGGGTACGGCTGCGAAGCTGGCGCAGGCGTTGCATTGCAACGTGTTGGACCTGTATCCAGATGAGCATGTGTGGCGTGGCGGCGTGTCCGCTGGCGTCGTCGGATTGAAGAACATTCGCAAGGCACGCAAATTGACACAGGCGGAGCTGGCCGGATTGAGTGGCATCGCACGTCCATCCATCTCCCGCTTTGAAACGAACGGTCGTCCTGTTTCGCAAATGTATTTGCGGACGGCGTTACGATTGTCTGAGGCGTTGCAATGCGACCCTGTGGATTTTCTTACGGAAGGATACTGACATGGGCATGAGGGAACTCAGACTGAAGCGCGGCATGACGCAACAACAGCTGGCTGACAAAGCAGGGTTGAGCCATCAGCGTGTAGCGGCGTTCGAGACTGGCGCACGTAAGACAAGCGGTATGAGTCTCGCAGTCGCGATTCGTATTTGCGACGCGCTCAAGGTGCGCAACCCAAGGAAACTTCTTGATTCTGACCCTGATTCTGAATCTTCGGCGGATTCTAAGTGACCCGCAGAAGATAATGTTCAGCCGATAGTATCGGCGCGAAAGTAAGGAGGTGGCATAGTTGCCGGGAATAAGCAGGTTTTTCGGTATCGTCATTTACATGTACGCCAATGACCATGGCCCCGTGAAGCATTTTCACGCGGAATATAATGGCCATTGGGCTAAGTACTCGTTTGATGGCGATTTGATTAATGGCGGTTTGCCTAGGAAACAGGAACGTTTGGTATTGGCGTGGGCTGAAATACACCGTGAGGATCTCGAATCCAATTGGAAGTGTGTGGAGGCCCATGTGCAACCCGGACACATCGAGCCGCTTAGGTAAGGAGGTTTATTCATGTGTGACGGTGTTGTTTTGGTGACTGACGCGGTACCGCTTGACGGCCACCGTGTGGCAGTCAGGTTCAGCGATGGTTATAGCGGCGTCTTGGATATGGCTAAGTATTTTGGCTATCCGGCGTTCGCTGGGTTGAATGATCCTGCGGTGTTCGCTACTGCGCGTGCTGGTCTCGGTACGGTGTTGTGGGGTGACGGCGATATAGACGTCGCACCTGATACCGCGCGTGAGGAGGCCGTGCCGTTGGGCGCGTAGGCCGCGTCTATGAATCCCGGTTGCTTTTGCTGCCGGGATTTTGTTTATTCGAACGTGTTTGGCGGGGTTCCCCGTCTGATGAAAATACCCCAAGAGTGTTGCATCACTCTTGGGGTTTCGCTTAAAACAAACCGATTTATAAGCCCTCTCATTTTAACAAGGGGGCTGGAATGGAGTGTGTGTTATGAGTATCCATTTTTATGCCGGGTATTGGCAGTTTGGTATCGGCGTTACCAATTTTGAGGGTGAGCCGTATTGTAGCCTGTTGTCTTTTGACTCGCGTAAGGAACGCGACGCTTGGGTTGCTGCGGATCATTTCGATAATAATTGGCATCGTAGCGTGGTGTCGCGTCGTGAGGCGTTGCCGCTTATGCGCGCTGAGCTTGCCGATTTTTTCGACGGTTATGACGGCTGGCGTGTTGATGGCGTGTTTTATTCGTCCATTGGCGACGCTTTCGCGGCGTTCTTCAAGGCTGAGGCCGCTGCGCATAGGCGTGCGGGCGTCTGATTCATTCAGTCTGTTTGTTTAATTCCAGGGCGTGGCGATTGTGCCGCGCCCTTTGTTTTCAACGTTTTTCTTTTTAAGGGGTTTGAAATGTCTAACAAGGTTAACGGTTTATGGGCCGTCAATTCGTCCAGTGTCTTCATGTTCTTTGATTCCGTCAACACGCCTAGCGTGTGGCGTTTCGAGATGAAGGATGGTGTTGAATCATGGCGTATGATTCCGGGCGTGAAGAATGCTCAGGCGGTGCGTGGTGTTGCCGCCGCATATCGTGCCGATGGTGGCGTATGGCTTGACCCTAACGGGGCGGATTATGCTCAGGCCGTTCGTGAGATCGGTGACGTGCCGTCAATCGTGGAACGTGGCGGATTGATTGCGTCCGATGATTGCGGGGATTATACGGTTCATGGCGTGAGTCTTCCTGATGTTGACCGTGAGCGTGGCTGGGTGTTGTCGTGGGAGCATGGCGGCATGGTTGTGTCTCGTGACGTTTCGTTTCTGACTCCGGTTGAGCAAGATCATCCTGAGATGTGCGAGACGTATGATGATCTGCCTGTTGTCGAACCGGTGGCACCTGTCGCACAGTCGATTGAGGTTGTCGAACCGGAGCCGGTTACGGCTGAGATTCCCGAGATTCCGCCGCAGACTGAGCCTCATGAGGTGGTTGCCACTTCCAGCGCGGTCATAGTGCGCAAGGTGGTGATTCCTGGCGGTAAGTCGGTCAAGGAACTAGCCGACGTGTTCGGCGCTTACGCGCATAAGCCTCGTGGTTTCCGTGATTCCACGGGCCGTCGTGTGGCGTATGTCGCGTTCGACGGTACCGGTGGCGTGATCACATACCGCGACTATTACACGGACGTTGATACGCGGCTGGAAGAGCAGATTGCCGACTATCTCGCCGCCCATAATCTCAAGCTTGCTGCTTGAAAAGAATTTGCCGCCACTGTTATGAGCGGTGGCGGCGCCTTAATTACCTCTATCAAAAATAATTACTGAAGAATAGTGGGGGCGGTTTTTGAATCCGCCCCCATTCATGTGCCATCGTTTTGCGTGAGGGTACAACGTCCTTCAGGGCGGTGGGGAATCACGCCGGTCTGTTCTGGCTCTCTATATATCGTTTCAACGTGTCCAACGGTGCGCCTCCCGCCGTGCCCGCGTAGTAGCTGGGCGACCAGAGGCGTTGCGCCCTCCAATAGTGTTGCGCGAGTTCGGGGTAGTCACGGCGCATGTATCGGCTGGACACT